ATGAAATTAAGCAATCGAGTTATCTTGCTTGTCGCACCCGTGATCATTTTGAGTGCGCTGGTATCGAGTTACATCATCTATAGCATTCAAAAAGTAACACTCATCAAGCGCGAAGATAGCTACATACAACTTCAGATGGAAAAACTGGCGGGGCAATTTCGACAAGCCAATATTTTTCTTAACAGCTATGCGTACACGCTGAGTAAAAGTGATGTGCTGCAGGACTATTTTATCAATCACGACAATCCCTACCGTGAGCGAGTACTTTTTAGCCGCCTAGATGAAACCGCTGATGTCCTGAGCCATGGTTATAAAGGGGATGCGAGCATGGCGATCCTCGACGGCAAGCAAAATCTGCTTTATTACACCGAAAACCAATATTACGAATCGTCCGGCGTTGTTGACCCAAAGGTGCTGGAGTACATAGCAACCAGCTTCGCGGCTCGTGGTGAATACAGCCACACAGGGTTCATTTATAACTCCAGTGGCCAAAGCATCTTGTTGCGATACGAACTCATTGATAAACGAACGGGCGCACCGCCAGTTAGCTTCGACCCTAGCAACGTATTTTTTGTTGTCGTGTCCGTATCTTTAGAAGTGTTTAACGACATCAAACACGACGTCGAATTTGATACTCATAGTGTGATTACGTTTGCCGATAAACCCATTTATCTAGACATCCCTCTTGCGCAAACCATTGAACTTCTGCCCCACTTTTATGCGGTGCTCTCCCCTGCGGAGTATCTGATGTGGAACAAAGTGGACAAAGTATGGCTAGAGCTTGCACTTTCTTTTGGTATCGCGGCATTTTGTACCATCACGCTGATCGTCTTAGTGCTCTATCGTTATGTTTTGCATCCAGTCTCTCGCCTCGATAAACAACTCAGCGAGCTAGAATCGAATCAGCGAGACAACATCGAAAAGCTCGGAACCAATGATGAAATTGGCCGTCTTTCATCTCGCTTTTTTGATATGTACGAAGAGCTCAACGTCATTTACAAAAAGACCAAACGTCTCGCAGAAACTGATCACCTTACTCAGTTGGCTAACCGTCATCGATTCCACCAACTTGCCACGCGTGAATTGGCCTCGCCACCTTCTCATTTGTGGGTGATTTATGTCGATCTGGATAACTTCAAGTACGTGAACGATAAATATGGCCATGAACTTGGCGACAACCTGCTAAAGGTCTTCTCGACTCACATTAAAAACGCCTGTCAAAAGTTCTCTCAGCAATACGACAGCCCTTGTTTTGGTGCGCGTTTATCTGGTGATGAGTTCGCCATTCTACTCAGCTCCAATAAAGACGTGGGCAGCATCCCAGATTTACTCGCCAAAGAACTATTAAAACCAATTAGCAACCTCAGCCAAACTTGGGCGAACGCCTTCCCGGTGACCGCCAGTGTTGGCATCGCTCAGTACCCGCAAGATGGGCAAGACATCGCGAAACTGTTGTCCAATGCAGACGCAGCAATGTACCAAGCCAAACGTGCTGGAAAAAATCAGTACGCGTACTACTCAGCAGAGCTAAATTTGGAATCTCAGCGACGCAGTCAGATCGAACGTGCACTGCGTAAAAGCAACGTTGAAGATGAGTTTAGGCTTGTGTTTCAACCTTACATGAATAACAAAGACAACGAAATTGAAGGCTTGGAAGTGCTTCTACGTTGGGACGCAGTAGGCTTGGGGCCAGTGCCACCAATGACGGCGGAAGACCAAAAATAAAAACCCGGAAAACCAAAAATAAAAACAATACGCGCGTTTTTAAGTGAGATTTGGCGGGATTTAGTGGGATTAAGTGAAATGCAATAGCTATAAATCCAAGCTCTCGCACCTCACTAATAGTGGTGCTATGTTGTACTTTTCAGTATGTACAATTCCCATGATGTGATTTTTGCTGTGTGCTTACCTGTGTCGAAAACACCGCTCGCTGCAGTGTAAACATCAAACTCAACCCAGCCTCTCCCTGTCCATTTAGTGACATCTCTAATATCTTTAGTTATAGCTGTCCACCATGCGCCGTCCGTGTCTGATGTTTCAAACACCCCGCCTGAGTTCAAAATGATTTTGTATTTGTTGGTGCCATGTCGCCATGACGTTGGTGAGTATGACGTTTTTACTGAACCACGCTTTGTTAAGCTCTCATTCCTGAATTCAAAATCCAAATCTCCCGAGTCAACCAAAATCCATTCCGTGCGAGGAGCATCAAGAGCCTCTTGAGCTTTAGAGTTTACTAAACCCAGCGCATATTCAGATGCTGCAAGCTCATGGCTAGTGCCATCAATTTTATCAGATAATTTTGACAGAAAGTGCTGCGCAGTACGAAGCGGTGACATCCAAACACCCGCACTAGTGCCTTCCTCTGCTTGCGCTTGCGTGGCATGTTCGTCATTGTGTAGATACTGAGGGAATGGGTTGTCTTCGGCTTTGAAAGCATCAAGCTCGTCTTGAGCTGCATTGGCCAAGTCCGTCGCATTATCGGCAGTGTCTTGTGCGGCGTTAGCTAAATTTACTGCGTTATCCGCTGTGCTTTGAGCGTTACTTGCTTTTGTGTTTATTTGGCTCAGTGCATATTCACTTGCCGTGTAATCCGTTCTCGTGCCATCTAATGCGCTTGAAATGCGAGACTTTAACAAAGCTAAGCCAGAGCTAGGATTCAACATCGTTGATGTGTCAGTGCCGTTGATAGCTTCTGCACTGGTTGCAAATCTTGCTACGCCTGCTTTAACGCTAGTTGCGACACGTTTAAGCATCTTTGAAATAGTAAGTATTTTAGAGTCATCAACACCAGCTTCAACATCATCGTCATTGATAATTTTGGCGATGCCTGCTTCAGTTTCGGTTGCGTAAGGAACTATAGGACTCACTGTCACATTCACAACATCAGCGTTCTCTAGCTCTGTGATGTTCTCGACTTCCAGTTGTAGATACTCTGCACTATCTAAACTCGGAATCAGAGACTCCGGATACGCGCCATAAATAATCATGTCCCCTTCATCGTCATAAATACCGTATTCGCGTAGCGTCCTTTCCGCAGTCTCAGCCGTGGGTTTGATGTATGAAATGACATGAATCAAGTGGCCATCTGTCGATGCGTCATTAATCGCTACTCGCGCAAACTCATTCACCAGTTCAGTGAAGGCCGAGTTTGGTTCTACGTATGCGCCATTCGAATCACCGATTGCCATCTCAATTAAGCTGATAGTTTCCCCAGCGTTGTAGGCTGTTTCGATTTTGCTGATACCGACATCGGTAACGTATGAAAAATATTCAGTCATGGTTTTACCTGTTTATCTTTTTATGTGGCTTAGACGTCACTCGTTCAGTAACGTCATAGTGTGCAGTCGAGCAGCAGCTTTTTCTTCTGCTGTTGCGACGTATTCACTTAGCTCGACATCAACGGTTTGTCCTATTCTTGCAGTCAGAAAATCATGAACAGGAATGCCCTCGTTACTGATTTTTATGTAATAGTTACCGAACGTCAGGCTCTGACTAATGCTTTCTGAACCATGAGTCAAGGTTACTGTTACTCCATCCCAATCGCGCCATTTAGGCCACTTCGCGCGCGCGCTGAAATAGGCAATAACATCAGATGATCTACGTCTCCACATCAATTGCGCTTTGCTGGTGATTGAAATAATTGGTTCACCTGACGGCCAATTTTTTGATGAGAAATCACCAAATGTATCTTTGTAATCAGGACGATCAGGCGAGTAGAGAAATACGCCCACTGACGTTAATGTGTCAGGTCCGTAAAGACCTTCCCCCACGACGATTGAAAAGCGTTCATAATCTTCGATAGACTCAAGAGCGACTGAATCACTGATGTCTGCGTCTTCGGTAGAAGTAGCCGTTATTGTCACTGAGCCAGATGCTACGGCACTGTAATTACCATTCGCATCAACAGTAATGATGGATTCGTCTGAACTGAGCCAACTAACCACACTCGGCTCATCAAGGGAGCTGGAGGATGTGCTGTCGTTGTATGAAACCGTCGCAGTTAATCGCCCTGCATCACCCGGAGCGAGTGACGCAGGCAGACCAGATATAGCAACAGACACAGGAGCTAACGCCTCATGAGAAACAACTAAACACTCGGCACTAGAGATATCATTAAATGTAGAGATGGCATAAACGCTTGCAGTGCCTTTTCCTGCAAATGAAACTAATCCAACATCATCAACAGTAACGATAGACGTATCACTAGACTCAAATCGAACGTCATGCGTTGTAGTTCCATCGCTCATTTGTACCGTTGCAGATACGTTTACTGGCTCTCCCTCATAAACGATGATGCTCGTTGGCTCTATCGTAATGTCTGTGACATGCAGTGGCACGATACTGTTTGATACCCATCGCTTACGAGTTCGAATGACTGGGGCTGCATATGCAGAGCCTAGACTTGGGTCGTGCTTGATATTGCCCTTCCAATGCTGCGAACCTTGCTTGTTGCTTTCAGTGAGAGTGATAAACGTTGCGTAGTCACTTTGAGTTAGACTGCGACTATCACTTGGTACTGCATCGATGCGGAATGTGCCTCGCGTACCTTCGGGGACCATTGCGTACCACGGTACAACGACGGCATCGAATAGAGATAGCTCCAGCGCGTGCTCTACAGCCCATACTGTACCTTTGTACTTACGTAAAATAAGAGCATTTGCTATCGATTCTCTTTGACGTTCTTCGCTCCATTCATCGTCCCATGCGTCAACTCGAAACCACCACGCGAGCCACGGCAAAAATGAAGCATCAACCTCGTATACATTCATGATGTTGAGTCGCTTGATGACCACTCGTAACGAGTTAAATTCTTCAACCGTTAACTCTGCGAGCGCTCGCATTCGAATGTCATTTCTTAAGATTTTCGGCAGCATGTATCACTCCAATATTTGATGCCAAAATCTTAACTATTCTTATCGCGCGCACGTGGCAATTGACATTGTTACAGTGGTTTTAAAAGTACCTTTAAGCCTCTTTCAAAGAGGTTTAAATCATGACTAACGAGATAAAACAAGAAGCGACAACGGAACAAAACAATAAGAGCATTGAGCCATCATTGCTTGTCGAAGTTTCTGACTCCATCATCGGTCAATGCATGGTGGAGTTTGATATTTGCCCCCTAAAATCTCCAATTAAATGCAATGGCAAAACATACAACTGCATGATTCGAGAGCGTGAGGCTGTGATTCGAGATCGCATTCATGCAGAGCAGTGGTCGATTGGTGAGTTTGATTCGGTATACATCGATGCGGTTCGTGCTTTCTTTATTTCAGATACCTGTCGTTTTGGCATGCTTGACATCGAGACAGAGCAAGAAAAAGAAGGATTCATTCGAGTTACTAAAGCCGATATGACCGAAGGCGCAACACTACCTGTTGATTGCATTGTTGATTCTCTCGCGATTAAGGATTACGCCAACGTATCGCATATGCTGGGAAAGGCTTAAGCCTGGCACGAATGAGCAGCGAGATGTTCAACCAGGCTTTTGAGTCGCTATCTAATAAGAACTCCAAGATGAACGTGTCAGTTTCAGAACTAATGGGAATGAATTGGCATGAGATGTCTTACATGATTGAGAGGTTCAACAATGTCAATAAGCAAACAAAGTAATGGCTATGCTCTTGAGTTGCTTGTGGGCATTCAAGACGAATTCTCTGGAAAATCCAAAGCCATTGAGCAAGAGACTAAGCGCCTAAGTAAAGAAGTGGAAGTGCTTCAAAAGACAACAGGTGATGTCACTAAGTTTAAGAAAGCAGAAAAGGCTCTGGACGATTTACAAAAACAACAGATTAAAAGCAAAGATGCAATAACAAAACAAAGGGACGTTTTAAAAAAATTAAAAAAGGAGGCTGGTGATACGAAGGAAATTGAACGTCAAGAACATGCACTCAAAAAGCTAGAGCGACAAGACCGCGATACAACAGCAAGTTTGCGTGAACACGAAAGGGAAACTCGACGTCTTCGTCGTGCATTGTCGGATGCTGGATTAGATTTAAGCAACTTATCTGCCGATGAAGCCAAACTGCAGAGCAAAGTCGAGAAGACCACCAAGGCTTTAAAAGAGCAAACTCAAGCGCTCAATAAATTTGGTAATGCCAGTGCTCAAATGGAAGGGCTTGGTGACAAACTCGGCATGGTTGGCAGCATTGCCGCTGCGGCTGGCTATACGCTTTTTCGTGGTAATGACATGGAAAAGCACATGCTCATGTATGCAGCCCAAACAGGCACAGACAAAGCCGATCTAATGACCGATGAACAACGTAAATTTAGAGCATCCTTAGTCGCTGATGGAGCCACCAGCGGCGAAATATTTACAGCGATGGGCTTAGCTCGAACACAAGGCTTCGATGATAAAGATACAAATGCGCTTACGGCGGCAACAGTAAGACTCAACCAAGTGTTTCCTGACTTTGACCCTCAAGAGCTAACGAGAGCAATTGGCAATACGGCGAAGGCCTTTGGTGTCAGCATTGATGAAGCGGCTCAGCGCATTGCGGCAATTAGACAGACAACTGGTGATGACAACCATGATCTTTTAGACACCTTCGCAGAGTACGCACCATTACTCGGGGATAAAATTTCATTAGATCAATATTCAGCAGTACTCACTGCAGGTCGCCAGGCTGGCGTATGGAATTACGACAAGCTGGGTGACAGCCTAAAAGAAACCTTCCAAGCTCGATTTAGTGACCAAGGCGAATTCACTAAACTTGTCGGGGGTGGTAATACCGTTGGTGCAATTGAAGCTATCACTGATGACCAAGAGCGTAACAACGTGCGAACGGCAGCACTGAGAATGCGCCATGCGGTAAATACAGGTCAAGGAACCGATGAAGCCTATGCCGCTTTCATGCAGAGTCTGGTTCCCGTAATGGAAAAATCACCAGGTGTGGTTAAACCAATATTAGAGGCTGCTGGCGGTACGATTTTAAGTGAGGATGTGGGCATCAAAGGCTTAAAAGCCATGATTGAAGCGCTCAACAATCCTGACAAATTCCTTCATGAACTCAATTTAAAGGAGCTTGCTCAAAGCACCCGAACAGAGGCGGAAAAATTTGCAGACGCAGGACGTGCTTCACAGTCAGTGGTCGATGAATCAACTGCAGACTTAATCCAATCTCAGGATGGTCTATCTAATGCAATTCAAGACCTAAGCAAAACCTTCACAGATTTTGTGATTGAGAACCCATCCGCTGGATATGCGTCTTCTGCATTAGAAACAGCAGTGCTGGGTGCTGGCGGTCTTTTTGCTGTGAAGAAAGCGAAAGACTGGCTAACAGGAAAAACTATCAATGTCGCTGCAGGAGCCGCGGCAGAAAGCGCGGCTGATATAGGCAAAGCAAGTCGTTTTAGCAATGTGGCCAAGTTTGCGAATAAGATACCAGGACTCAAACGCGTCCCTGTGATTGGTACTGCGATTGAAGGTACTATGTTGGCAGCGGATGTCGCAACAGGAGACGACCGAGGTCTATGGGAAGATGTCGGGGGTATGGTTGGTGGCGCGCTCGGAGGTTTGGCTGGTACGTTTGTTCCCGTGCCTGGTGGAATGGTTGCTGGCGGTATCGGTGGTGACATGGCTGGTCGAGAAGTCGGTGATTGGCTTTACAATGTGTTTAATGATGAGCCAGAGGATGTGGAGCGAGTTGAAAATCTAGTTAGCGAATCGAGCGATACAACCACTCGATCAACGTTGCCTGCAACCCCAATGATTCAAATTGAATACGCACCGCAAATCTCAATTGAACTCACTGGCGCATCACAAGAACAGGCTCAGGCATTGTCTGATAATATCGTGACTGCACTTCGAAACATGACGCCAGAGCTAGAACAACAGCTGCGTGACGCGATGTCAGATATCATGCAAACCAGCGACTACTTAGAACATTAAAAAGGCATCGGTTTGCGCCGATGCCTTTTCATTATTCTTCTTGACCACTTAACGTTTCTAATTGCCTTAGCGTGGTATCAAAGGTTTCTTCTTCAAACTCGATACCAACAAATCGACGCCCTAACTTTAAACACGCTTTGCCTGTTGAACCACTCCCCATAAACGCATCAAGTACAACATCACCCTCACGGCTACTTGCTGTAATGATATGTTCAAGCATTGCCGCTGGCTTTTCACATGGATGCTTACCAGGATAATACTGCACTGGCTCAAATTGCCAAACATCGGTATAAGGTACGTCCGCCGTCACAGAGAACGGTCGACGAAGTGTTTCGTATTGAGTTTTTAGATCATCATATTCCTTAACCAAGGCCTGGTACGTTTCCTGTAGCGATTGATATTGCGTATGTAGTTCTTGATGGCTTTTGGTTAACTCTCCAGCTTTCGCCTTGAATAGCGCTTGTAGCTGCTTGTATTGCTGCTCACTTGGTAACTTCCATTGGCTTGCGCTAAACCAATGCGAACACATTTGAGAGTTCGTGGCTTGGTTGATCTCCTTGGCGGTAATGCCGAGTTCTTTGCGTGCATTGGCAAAGTAGTCAATCAGAGGTTTAAATACTTCCTGCTTGAGCGCTTTACACTTCGTGGCGTATCCCGAAGAACCCTTAGCAAAACCTTCCGAACCATAGTGGCCAGCAAACAGCACGCGCTCTGTTGAAGGGAAGAATTTACGAAGGTCTGGTTTATGCATTCGCTTCCACGGGCCTGACGGCTTAGCCCAAATAATATGGTTAAGCACTTCGAATCGAGCACGCATTAATATTTCGGTGTCTGCAGCGAGCGTCGAACCACAAAACAGATACATACTGCCGTTGGGTTTAAGTACGCGCCAGAACTCCACCAGCACTTCATCAAGCCATGCTAGGAAGCTTTCGACATCTGGCCATTGATTATCCCAGGCATTCGTTTTGATTCGAAAGTATGGAGGGTCGGTAAGAATGAGATCGACAGAATTGTCATCAAGAGTTTTGAGGTGTTGCAAGCAATCAGCATTAACGAGGGTCAGTTGTTCGTTGTGTAGTGTGTGTTTGTGCATTCTTGTCTCCTTATTTAAAAGAGCCTTGAATACAAAGCAAGCCGCCAGCCTCAAGCGAGACTGGCGGCGTTTCAATGCTTCCTCTCCAGCGATACTGGGTCTCAGGTACTCAAGGCATCAAAACACAAAGACACCTTATCACAACTTAACTGTATTTTTATACAGGCATCGGTGTAATTGAAGATAACTTGTGCAACAAATCGTCACCTTCAAAAGTCAAAGAAAGAGTACCACCGATAACCGTAATGACTCCAAGCGCCTTTAGCTGTTCAACGACAAACATCATACCAACGGTTGTAGCCTGGTACTGTGAGGGATTGACATAGAACGCTACATCAAAACGGCTATCTTCTCTTGGGTGGCTATTTTTAACGGTGTTTAAAATGGCTTTAATGAGAGGTCGTTGGTTTTCTTTAATATCAAATAGCATGTGAAATAAACCTTGATGAGTGCTTCTGGATTGCCACGAACCATTACATTCGTGGCCAACACCATCCACTCAATATTGAGGTTAAGTGCCACTATATTGATGCTGAGCAGGTTTGCTTGTATGACACTGGGGCGAAGCTCGCGTTATGAATAAAAAGGATCATTTTTTATTTTTGGTTTTTTGTTATTTTTGATTTCGTGTTGTAGAATCGTGGCAGGAAGTCCACTTCCCGCAAGCATGAAAGTGGCATCAACACGAGATAAAATTAAATAATGAACTACTTTTTGGCGATTTCTTGTTCTAGTAATAAAACCGAAACAGCTCGCTTCTTTGAGAAGGTAAATGAGTTTTACCCTCTGGGAGACAGCTTTCCTGTATCAAGCACCGTCCAAATCATTAGAGATACAAAGATTAGCATTCCGACAATGATTCATGAGCGTATATTTCAGGACGCGACTGATGGTGACCTTGCGGTTTATGGGCGCTTTTTGTTTTGCCGATTAACGAGTAACTATTTTGGTTATCACGGTAGTGATTTATGGAATTGGTTAGACGAGAAGCCGACAAATGAGTAGCTCGACAAATCGAAACAGCGCACATCTTCGCGAAGTTACATCAACGGTTCCAACTAGCGATCACACAACTCGTAATCATAAGGAGGGAAATATGAAAAAAGAATTCGTAATCCCTGCACTTTTAGCTGTCGTTATTGGCTTAGGCAGTTGGACTCTAATCAAAATCAACGCCCTAGATTCAGATATGAGTGCAGTCCAAGTTAAACTATCAAATAATGAAAAGTTACTTGAAGACCTAAAAAACAACACTGATAAAGTCGAGGGCAAGTTAGATAAAACTGAAGATAAACTTGATAACAAACTCGACAAGGTGGACGGAAAGGTTGACCAAATGCGCATTGAATCACTAAAAGCTCTCAATGACATCAAATTAGAATTAGCTAAGTCTGCAAGTGACTCAAAATAACAAGCAAAGGGCCAGCAAATCGCTGGCCCTTTGTTTTATTTCTTACCTTTCGACTTCTTCTTTTGTTTATTGGCCAAGCTGGCTTCATGCACAAAATCCAGCACCTTGCCAGAGAACCACTCCGCCAAATAAGCTCCAGCTTCATCATCATTCACGTTCGTGTGAATGCCCACCATTTGACTGAGCATCATTGCCGCGTGAAAGGATTCATGGCATAGGTGAGGAATGGCTACGGTATAATTCTTATCATGAGGCAGCCACATGATGATCGTGTTATCACGACGAGTCACAAAGGCGCTGTAATCATCGTAACCTTCATCACCGTTCGGTTTGATATCAAATTGCTTCTCAAGCGCCTTAATGGAATTAGACCAGGCAAACTTCACGTGATAAAGCGGTACGCGCGCCGTATAAATTTTGTCTTTCACTATTTACTCTCCAACTGGATAAACTCAGCCTGCAGCTTTGCAAGCTCATTGTTGGTTAAGTGTTTCACGGTATAGACCTCAGCTTTATCAAATGCCGCCATAAGCATTACTGCCGTGCGTTTGTCATCGAGCGCAACCAGGTACTGCAGCGTTGGCAGCCACTCGCCGCCATCGAGTTCATCAAACCCAAACAAAATTCCATCCGCATCATCAAGGTTTGTGCCGGCTAATTTTTCTTTGAATGGATTGAGCTCTGGTGTTTCTTGGATTGCCTTGTCGAGAACAGCAGTGGAGACTCTGTTTTTTGCAGCTTGATTGATTTGTTCCTGGATAACTGACTTGCTTTGTTCATATGAGTAGCTCAGTACTTTGTTGATGAGACCGTACTCTTGAGCACTGGCAGCCAAGGACTCTGGCAAGGCTTGCATCGATACAAGGGGCGAGCTTCTAAACTGATGCTCTTTAGAAAACGTGTCGTCTTCGTGCATCGAGTTAACAGTGATTTTGGTGTATTGCGACTTCTTACTTGATGGCAGTTTGTCATACTGATCTCTAGTCAGTACTGATACCGTGCCTCGGCACTTATGATGATTGGGCGGATAGAACTCAATCCAAAACTCATCGTTCTTCGGTTTGGCCACACCGTCCAGTTCTCTGCAGAGTTTGGTGGTGCCATCATCCATGACCGATGTGTAGACCAGAAATTCAACCAAATCATTATCCGCAATCTGAGTCCATCGACCTGCGTTGTAAGCGGTCATCATGTTGTTGCGATAATGCAGCTCCAGCCAATATGGATTCGCCTGCGCAATGCCGATTTGCTCAAGGTACGCATCCAGGTTGCGAAGCACCTCTGAACGGCTTTGACCTTCGTTTAATGCGTCTTCATAAAGCTTTTTCACTCTATTAACGGCATCAAGGCTCGATACATTGGCAATAGTAAAAGCGCGCAGCTTCATGGACGCTTCGGTTTGGCGATAGGTTTTGCTGTCTGCAGGTATCATTGACGACAGCGCATCAATGGCTTCTTGAAATGGTACAGGGTCAACGGCAAGGATAATGGGTGCGTTGGCCAGCTCGATGTTGGCATCGATTTGTTTGATGATATGCACTTGGCCCAGCAACCAACTCACCATCATCGAGTTAGTATACGTTGCAGTGTATGCGCTCATGAACGCATCGATGTCGTCATTGCCACTTTTGATGGCATGAGTGATTGCACTGGACAATTTATTGGCCGTAAAAGAAAGCGCCTCATTTTCGAGGCGCTCCATTTTGGTCAGGTTGTCTTTTTCAGCGCGCTCCACGTCTGTTAGAACAGCCATAGATGTTTCGCCTCCGTTGGGTCGGATAATTGAATGGTGCCATCTTTGTCAGTGACAGCAGACTTGAGAAGCGCTTTAAACTTCTTATCGTCTACTCGCATGCGGATACGGCCATTCATATTGTTCGCCTGGAATATCCATTTGAATAACGTTTGGTTGAGCGCTTTGAACACCATCTTGGCATCCGCTTTAGCATAGAAGAACGCATTCTGTTGGTGCGTTTCTCCCATCGAGCGCGAGCCATATGCTTGGTTACCCGATGACAGGGTTTGTCCAGTCAGGCGATAAGTGATCTTGTTATCGATGTATTTAATTGCATCAAGGATTTCTGTCACTTTGCCTTCAGGGTTGATGACTTCAATGCTTGTTACACCACTGACCGCAGCAACATCGCCGTTCTGTAGTGGTGCGAGAGAATCAGCCACGGCTTGCAGTTGTTTCTTATCCGAGGAATCGGTTAATGCAACCACGTTCGGGATAGCATACTTCTCACCAAGGCGCTCCAGGTTAGCCCAGTTCACCCACTTGGTTTGCCAAATTGGCCAGAGCGATTCCAAGATGGAGTGACCATAGGGTTTGTCGCTGGTGCGCTCACGAGTTACAGGAATGATGCGACCTGTTGGCACTGGCTGAATTTCGCCATAGGTGTTTCGATACGCCACACCACCATCACGCAACATATAAAAGCTGTCAGGTCGTTTGGCTTCGGACTCAACTGGAATAGCATTTACGCCATCTTGCTCCCATTTAATTTCGACGGGGCGGTATCCAAACTCAGAAGCCGTCAGCATACGCAACATCAAGTCTTCCATGTCTAACTCAGTAAGGATGGCCTTTGCGTTAGCAATGTCGGTTTGTGAACCTTCGATAATGAACGGAATTTGAGAGGCGAACGCATGGCGCATGTCAACGTCCGAGCTGATTTGGTCATCAAGCATCATGGCTCGAATCGCACCAAAATAATAATTGGTGACATTGACAGACTCAGAGCCAATCTCTGTCGGTTGGGGATAGAAGTCTTCAATGACGCCAGAAGGCAGGCCTGCGACCAGGTTTGTGAACAATGTTAGATTTTTCATCTTTCGCTACTGCAGCTCCGACGTAGGTGGATGTGCCAGTGTCATCTTTGTTAATGCCAAGAATGGAATCGATGAGCGCGTATGCCAACTCTTCTGGCTCTTCAATGTTGAAGAAGTGATGCGCACCTAATTTATAGATAGCCATTTGCACCATTGAAGCAGACAGTACTTCTTTGTCTGAGGCACTAAACGCCCGATTGATGTTGCTGGTTTTTGCCAGGTAGCCGTAACACCACACAGCCGCGCTGTTACAAGAGTCGGTGATGTTGTGTCCATCACCGTAGACGAGGCTGTCATAAATTTGATTATCGAGGGCGCGTTGAACGCCCTCGGGTGTTACTAGACTTTTTAATTCGTCTAGTGTCATCGTTATACACCGCCACCCATTGCATCGTTACACCAACAAATCGCCGCAACGACAGGAACAGGTACTGGTTTTGAGTGAGCGATAATCTCTGCGCCATTTGGGTTTTCTGACTTAAGTGGCTTTGAGAAGAACGGCAACGCTTTCAAACCTGCATCAAGATCATCAATTGCTAGGTAGTAGAAATCATGGCCAGCTTCAAGGTCAATCATACACAGCGCTTCGGCATCGATCTTATCGACCATGGTTTTTGTGCCGCCCACATAGGTATGGTACTTGCCTGACATACGCTGAATTTTGTAACCACCGATGGTGATTTCGTTTTCAGCAATTTCAATGCTGATGTTGCGAGTATTGGTGCTAGATGCAATGTCCATGATGCGCGCATAAACATCGCGGCCTGCGTAGGTCAAGAGCTTACTGCCATAACCGTTGTCTTCAATTTTTTCTGCCATGCTTTGAAGCAACTTAAACAATTGACCAATGGTGGTATCTGTCGATGACAAGTCGATGGTTCCAGCCGCGCTGTATTCTTCAGTCAGGCCAAAGTCATAGACTTCCAGTTCAATCTCACCACCTTCGGCCTTCATTGGGTATTCCACTTTGCCTGAAAGCGCCATGGCACACATGGCCTCAATACCTTTGTAAACGCGGCGTAGCATGGTGGCATTTTTCGAATCAAACCACTGTTTAGTGGCTTTCATTCCCAATGCCTTTAAGTTGTTCAGCTCAGAGGCGGTCGCAAAATGCGACATCACGAAGCCTTGCGGTTCAATAGATTCAACTTTTACGCCTTCGGTTTTTAGTACTAGTGCTGCAGTACCACGACGAACGGTCGGTACGTTCGTGACGGTATCTTTGTATTGAGAGTTCGGCAATGACACGTCATGCCACAGTTGAGCAGGACCAAACACCGTATTGCGAACTGGCATCGGTACGGGCTTTAATTTCTTTTGTTTGTTTAGGAACTCACCCCAAACATCCAGTTTTGTATAGCTGCGGAACAGGTCGATAATATCCATGACTTCTCTCTTTCTTAAAACAGTGTTCAATGCGCCTTAAATGCGGTTTTAAGGCGCGTTTAATTTTGGTTACTTGATGCTGACAACTACGTCGTCAGAGTCATCGCCGATGTGCAGTTTCAGCACGGCGTCACCTGTGGCCTTAGGTAAAATAGCTCCGGTTTGCGCATCCACTTCAAACACGTCGGTATCAGAGCTTTCAAACTCAAACTCTTCGTTTTCTGGGTTCGCAAAGGCGATAGGAAGATCAACAACCGTGCCGATGAAGGCGCTCTTACCCAGTTCCAACTCGATATCAAAGTCAGGTGTTGGACGGAGAAAACCGCGCGCTTTTGAGCCTTCTGGAGCTTCTTCGATGTCATCGCCTAACTCTTTTTCTTGCAACGTCAGCGTGATAGCCATGTCGGATTTCAGACCAGGAACATTACCCGATTTGACGAACGTGGCTGAAAGCGTGGCATCACCAGCGCCTTTAACGATGAACTTGCCATCTTCAATCGCAATCACACTTTCATCTGAGGTTTTCAGATTGACGCGCTGCTCATGCGGATTGAACACCAACTCCATCTCTTGATCATCCGCCATCAACGGTGAGCCGATATCATCCACTGTGAATGGATAGGTCAGAGTTTCAAGTGCAAAGCCTGGCTCTTGGTCTTTGGGGTTGGTAGCAATAGTCGATTGCTTTTGTTTCGCGCTGTCAGCAAGTTGCTCGTCCACACTTTCTGGCGCAAGCGCTTGAGCAATCGCGTCGACCGTTAGACGTTCCTGGTCGTAAAGTTCAGACAAGACTTTGAGCGCCATTACCTGTTTGACCAAATTATCAATCTTGGCTTTACGCTGACGGTTCATCAGCAAGAAGCGAGAGTGACCACCAAGGTTCGCCATTGCGCTGCCAACGCGACTAAATTGCGCTGAAAACTCAGCGTCTAATTTTTGCTTATCCATTACCATTCACCTTCTGCCCACAAATCGCTTAATGTCAGCGTGAACTGCGCTTCTGCTGGAAGTGCAGAGTCATCCGCCAGCACAACGTTCTCACGAACATAATCACCTTTTACCAATGCGGTGACTGACGCATCGCCTGCAAACTGCTTGCGAGTCACAATAGCCAAACGATAAGCGGCGGTTACCGTAATCGTGCCGCCAGCACCATCATCGATGTCTTCTGTCGGAATAGTGACACCGTCCCAGCGACCTTGAATGCCTTCTTTGGTGATCACAATGACGTGGCCAATATCAAGGTCAGTGATGGCACCTGCAGTGATTTGATGCACCTTTGCGCCTTTACCACTGCCAATCACATTCTTATGGCTTAATGCTGCCTTAGAGGTAAATTCCATAATTCATTACTCTTGAGTTGTTCGGTTTCAATGTGCGCCCAATAAAGGCGCACGCCACATCAATTCAATTACCAGCCTTCAGGGTCGAACGTGTCTTTTTCTTCCCCTTCGTTTGAAAGCTCAATGTCGCCAAATACATCTAACGAACCTTTTTTCTTTGCTGGCTGCGCTTTAATGAGCGACTTAATTTCGGAATAACGAGAGCCTTCGCCTGTGTTACACAGTTCGATAGCCGATGCTCCTTTAATCATCGAAGTGATCACTTTCAGCATGTCTTCACCAAGGCTTGCATCGTTAGCAAGCTCGGTCAGCGTTTCACGGCGGTCACCTGCCATTGATTCGCGCATCTGCTTCAGTTCTTCGTTTTCTTCACCTTCAGGATTCGACTTACCTTTATCTCCTGGCTCACCGTTCGTTGGCAGTTCACCCTCACTAGGTGCTCCTTCAGCTTTAAAACCTAGCGCGTCACCCAGCTGCTTCTTCTCATCATCGGAGTAGCTCTTGACGGCTTTCATTAAATCTTCAAATTTCATAATGGAATTCTCATTCAATTGTTTGGTTTGCACTCCAGCATTGGAGAACAAGAAAATAGCGTCGCTTTCACCGTCATCACTGAGCTCAACGACATCCAGCGTTTTGATGTTGGCCGCAGGTGGCAGAGAACCAAGCTGAGCCACATGGTGAAGGTAGAATTCGCCTGGTTTGCCAGGGAGCGGATAGATACCCGCACTTTGACCTTCAAACTTACCTTGGTCTTCTAGCTCTTCGAGCTCTGGCGTGTAGTGCTGCTCGCACAGCAGAACCGCTTCACCTTTGTCGTTGGTGCTAATGCCGCGAACATCAATGCGCCCCAGCGCTGGAACCTTGTCATCGCCTTTTTTTGGATGCCCTAGCGTAACCGGAGGGCGTGAGCCTCCCGAGTTACGAACCACAGACTCCAGCACGGACTTGTCAACTGGTTGGCCATTGCGCTGAATACCTTCACCAACGAGCTCTAATTTACGAATACGAGGCATGGCTAACTCCTTACAGCGAAATAGTGACGCCGCCGCTACCAGGTTCATCGGCTGGGTAGCGAACGCCTGTCACGAAGTCGAGCTCAAAGAGGCGACCGCTGTTGTTGCTGATTTCAATGCGGAACACGGACATCTGAGCGGTGTACGCCACTTTCTCTTTGGTGTGATGGGTCGCTGGCGGATTTTTCACATATCCCCAAATACGCGTCACCACACCATCGAGGCGACGAGTGCCTGTTGTGACGTCCAAACCGCGCACATCACACAGAGCTCGAATGGCAACATAGCCACCATTTTTAGTGAGCTGTTTCAAATCGGCAGGCGCTGTGCTGTCAAACTCCACGTTTGCGTTCAACGCTTCATAGTCCCCATTAGGAATTTCCATATCACCGATACCGCCAAGCGCTGAGAACGTTTCAACCTTAAGTTGAGGCTCTACTGTGATGGCTTTGACGCGTCCGATGTACTGCGTTTCATTGATAAAGCACATATGGTTGCGCTTGGTTACATGGTTCTCAGCCATTACGAATCACTCCCTACTAATGAGCTAAAGGCGCTTTCCAGACCGTCCACGTAGATTTCTGCTGCATACTCGACGGTTTGCATCGGAATTGGTGGCGTGAACTGATAGCGATACTTGATCTTGCCCTGTTGCAAGTTCACCAATGGGTTATCGTCGACTTCCAGATACACATTGGAGTAAACCAGTGACGTGCCCACTTTAGTGCGAAGGTAATCATTGACCGTGTCACGAACGCGGCCACACACCATCGCTTGCAGACCATGTGGCCCTGTAAACATCGGCTTATCGATAAACTGCAGCGTGGCGGTTTCAATTGACTCTTCGATGATGTCCGCTGTGCGGCGAACACAAAAGAACGACGTCAAATCGGTTGAGTCTGGATACGCACTTGAGTAGTTACCAAAACCTTTCCAACCACTGCGGTTGATCATGGTGTAAATACCATTGGCGTTGAGGTAGTTCACATCACAGGCCGTATCGCTTGGGATGTACTCGATATCAATTGATGGACCGACAATATCTAGCAAGTCGTAGTTTGACGGTGAGCACCAGTAGCCCGTCTCGCTCACAATCGTGTCACCCGTACCATTGCGGTCGACTTGCGCAATCAGACCTGCCAATGACGGCGCAAACCAATCCACTTGGGTCGAACCGTCATCTTGAATAACAAGAGGACGTGGCCAACATGGCATGTAGCGTTCATCACCGAACTGCTGCTTAAAGGCGTACGCTTCTTCTGTGGTACTGATATCTTCTGGCATATCACCCACCCAAACACCGCGAATGGATTTCACCGCTGCAACTGCTAGCGAGGCAGCACCTGTTTTGTGCAAGATGCCAGGCGCAAGATGGATTTTTGATGAGAAACCATATTTGTTGCCTGCTTTGCGTAGCAGTGGCAAGGCATCAATGAACGCTGCCAGCAGCGCATCAGAGACTGCCGTGACCGTCACTTCATACGTCAATGTTGACGACTGATAGGTCGCATCCCCAATCAGCTCCAGCGTGATGGTTGCCGCACCTTCAGCAAGTGGGGTGATTTCACCCGTGCCGTTATCGACAATCGCCACCGTCTCGTCACTTGATGAATAATTCACCGCAAGGTCATTCGGGTTGGATAGCGCAACAGGTGTCGCTGGTGAGCCTGTATAGACCACGCCTTTAGATGCAGACAACGTCGCACCGTTGGCGTCTTTACCTGCGTCAGGATTGGTTTGTGCAACGGTCAGCGTGTACGTCAATGTTTCGGTTGCCGCTGCACGAGTTTGCGATTGAGCAGAACGCGCGGCTTTCTTGCGAGAGCGAGTCGCTTGCTGTGGCGCAGACTCAGACGCAGCTTCGGTGCCATCATCAAACTCGATATTAAGCGTGATGGTAGTTTCACCTTCCGCCACCAATGTGACCAAACCATCGCCATCAACTGTCGCCGTCGCTTCATTACTGGATGTGTAGCTAATGGTGGCCGCATGCGGATTGGTGACAACAACAGGAGATACTGCTGCTCCATCGTCTATATAAGCAGTGGCACTGGCTGAACTGAGTGTGACGCCTGATGTCGCAGGCTCTTCTGGTGCGTCAGGGAAATCCGCATCTTTACCCAAAGGAATGGCAATCACTGAATTGCTTTCCACATAGGTATGAATACGTTTAAGCGCTTTTGAAATGGAGCCTTCACCAAATGCCGCGAACGCATCATCGTAATTGGTGGTGTGGTAAAGCTGCATTGGCTCTGCCTTTTCGGACGTGCCGAAAATACCAATCACGCTCGATGCAACATCGGTGACGGCCAGTGAGCCCGTAGTGGACTCAACGGTATAGATACCGTGTAGAAATTCATCAGACATAATGCCCTCCTAGAAACTGAGAGCATTATGGAAGTGTTCGCCGAGGCTAGGTGGCAATTGACAAAATGAGGATGGGGCTAAAGGTCGTTGGAGAGCTCGAAATACTCACGCATGCCTGTTTCATTTATCGTGCATGAAAGCCCCAAACGGATCAAGCCTTTCGTCGGTTCGACCGATACCACTTTCACGCCATCAAGCGTGATGCGCTGCTCGTACTTGGCGACCGATTCCGCTATTGCGACCTGCAGCTTTGACATAAACCACATCGGCTTATCTAAATACGCGAGAGCATCAGCGGCGTAGTCCGGCAAATAAATGCGCTCGGTTTTGCTGGTATAGATGATCATGTACAGCGATTGCTTAATATCATCCAATAATGTGGCGTTTCGACCTTCGCCACCGAGTTTGAGTGAGTAAATCATGTCACACCTGTTTTAATACGCTTAAAAACTAGTTTTAATTGTTTTAAGATTTTATTTTCGATAAATGTTACCACTGAAATTTAAACGCCCTTAGAACGCGATACAGGGCGTTTTACGTTAGGGTTTGTTTATCGCCTCAAATAGCCAATCAGGCGACTGAGCAGAGAGGCACTTCGAACACTGACCGCTGAGCCTGTTGGACGACCTTCTGCATCGACGTGGGTGTGCGTATCAACGGAGACCGTCACCCCGTTAATGGTCGCGGTGCCAGACACTTCCATACCGTTTTGCATTTTCGCTACGCCACCCGACACGGGACCACCATATCCAGCCGCGCCAACCGTTCCCATAAAGGTTGCCGTTTGCTGACCAGACACCGTACCCGCAATAGAGAGATTGCCACCAATGCTCGTGTTACCGCCTACGTCCAAGGTTTTGCTGATGGTCACTGCGCCCTCAATATCCACATCAGACACAATCGAGACTTTATCTGGTCCCACTTGAATGGATGGTGTGCCGCCTTTGATTTTGAGTACGCCCGTTTGCGTTGCCTGGTCGTACTCCAAGAGCGTGCCATCTTCAAACTGAATACCAAACTTATCGGGATTAGTGGTGTACGGTCTGGCATTGACATTCACCAGCGAGCCAAGAACATAGCCACGCACCATCGAACCAACAGGCGGAAAGAGACACAGCACTTGTTCACCCACGGCCATGTTCCAACTGGCGTTCACGCCTTTGGTGCGAGAGCCGACTACTGATAACCAATCGGACTCTGGAATGCGACCACCTGCAAACGTGACCTTCACGCGGCGCAGCTCGCTATCGACCTGGCTGACAGTGGCAATACTCACGGTGCGCCTTAACATCGTGAAGACATCTTTCATCTTATTGCCAAGCACTCGTACGTCATCAAACATGGTTACATTCTCCCTCGCGCACCACCGCCAATACGAGCAAGACGCTGCGCAGCGCTCTTCATCTTTTTCACCACGTTTGGTGTAGCGCTGCCCACAAACTGCTTGGTCTCAAACTCGCTGACACACATTTCAATTACATCGGCGCAGTCATCATGCCCACGCGGGAACTCTTCCAGCTGACTTTTGAGCAACACTTGATCTTCCAAGAATTGAACGCCGCCAGACTCGACATCTGGAGAAAGTGATTTGATGCGCAGCTTCTTATTGCCGCTTGGCTTATAGCCCGTAATAGGCAGACGAACGCCATAACCTTTGGCAAAGCGAATGACCGAGTTCTTGTAGATTTTCTGAAACGCGACTTCTTCAAACAGTATTTTTTTAGGTGGTTTGTTAAAGGTGTTTTTAACCCACATGTAAACTTCAACGATACGCTTTGCGAACGTCAAATCGGATTCATGCCAGCCATTACAAAACAGCACATAGTCCACCAAGGTAATGCGATGGCGACCCACCACGCCGATGGCACTGTAGTCTCCGGTCTCCATCCCAGTGGCTGGGTCAACGGCCATCATGATGTCGATGTCGCGGATATCGAGGTCAGACAGCTGGTAGTGCTTAAAGTATTCGGGCTTGAAGTCCTGCTCTTTACGCGAGCGTGGCATGTTCATGTATTCCGCCCACCACACTTTGCGCATGATGCGGCGTAATTCGTAAAGGTCAGCCAATGGCCATCGTGACGGGAAAAGGGATTGTCCCGTTGGTGTGAGAGCACTAAACACCAGTCCAAGCCAGTTAGGCAGTAAGCCTTCACGAATACGTGCGAGCAATCTGGACGGTAAGTCATCGTGGTGCATGATGGTGTTGGCCACCACAATCAACATGCCTTTACCCAAAGGCAAAATTACTGAATCAAACCAGTCCTCACACTTGTCTCGAATTTCTTTGTTGTTCTTTTCGAGCTCCGTAATGACGTCATCGAGAATACAGGCGCTTGGACGCAAGAACCCATGCGTTGTACCACGAATAGATTGACCACGACCGACACCTTCGATGGCATTGCCGTTGGCAAGCACGAGCTGCTTTTGTGTCCAGATATTGCCGTGAACCTTTTGCTCGCCATAGTCATCAATGATGAGCTGGTTGGTTTCCAGTTCATTACGAATGGCCATGATGTTCTTTTTCGCTGCTGGGCCACTGGCACCACCGATAATGATGTATTGTTCTGGGTAGTTAAGCAGCAACCACATCGGTAGAGCCTTAACGTTACGTGTGGTTTTACCGTGGTCACGAGGCTCCAAGTCGAGAATGCCATTAAACTGCGCCCGTTCGGGCATCACAATCGAACCGTGATTGATAGGATAGACCAGCTTCTTAAACAACTTCATGTCACGCTTGCGCATCACTCGCGATGCCACGATGCGAGAAAGTGCCTTTTGGTATGGCGCAGCCTCACACGTAAACGCATGCGGCATGTACGTTTCACAAAAGTAAGCAAAGTCGGCTTTCGCTCTGGCGCGGCGTCGACGACGCGCTTTCTCTTGTCGCTTCTCTTCGGCCAGTTTTTGCTTGGCTTCTTTTTGGCCTTGGCTTTGCGCCTCTTTGTGCGCGATGGCCGCATTGGCTTTTTCGTGCAGGTTGTCGAGGTCAGCGTTACTGAACTGTGAGAACGGCGCTTTCATCAATCAGCTCCAGTTGCAGTTTCAAGTAACGAATCTCCAGTTTGTGTTGCTTAATGGAAAGCTCCAGACGTGACTTTTCCAACGTCTGGAGGTGCATTTCACCTAGCAGTACAATGGCAACAAAGACCAATACCAACGCAGATAAGCATTTCATCATGACTCCTTAGCGACGCTTCTTCGTGCGCTTGCGACCATCGGGATCAACACGCACAGAGCGGATGATCTCAACCAACTGAATAAGCAGCTCTGGATTGCTTTCTTCAAGCAGTACCTTAAATTCATCTTCCAGCTCTTTCTTGGCCGCATCCACGCCTTTGCGAAACTCGGTCTTGAGTCGGTCAAGGTTCACTTGAGAATCTGATAGACGAGCAAGCGAGTTCACCAGCTTAGTCACATCCGCAAACGACTCGGTGCTGACGTCATAGTTTTTGACCACTTCCACAATCTTGCTCTGCAGAACCTGCAAACCAATTTCAGAGATATCGGTGTTGGGTCTGTCTCGAAACTCATCAAGAAATTTGTTTGCAAAGCGATCACGCTCTTTCTGCTCTTCCAGGAACGTTTCCCATTTTTTGACTTCGCGATGCACGCCAGCGCGACTCACTTCCCATCCCTCATCAGAGAGAACGGCGGTAATGTCAGTCAGCGTCATCTGCTCCTTGTCGTACATATCGATAATGCGCTCGCTCAATCCTTGCAGCTCAATCTTCGATTTTTTGGCCACATAACCCTCTTATTTTTCATGTTTTTTTGATGGTGCCATTGTGGCTATATCACGCGTGCGTGCGTGGCAATTGACAAATCTTGACCAATAAGCAGACGACAATAGCCCTCGGTTTAAACGGGATTTAAAACGGCATGAAAGAGTTTTTAAAAGCGCTTCACGATACGGCGAGCATCATCAACGAATTGCCCGAGCGCATTGCGCCCTTTGGTTTGCAGTGCGTGAAAGACAACTATCGCAATGGCGACTTTGCGCCTAACTCAACGCTGACGAAGAACACCAAGAACGGTGGCGCTAAACCACTGTTTGATACAGGTGAGACGTATGCCTCACTGACGTATCAAGCTGGTCAAGGGGAATACCGCATCGGGACCAATAAGGTGCATGCACCACTGATTAATGATGGTGGCATCGTGAAACCACTGAAAGCGCAGAAGCTCACCATCCCTGCCGATAAGCGCATCAAAAAGCGCACCGAAACCTATGGCGTTCGCAAGACCTTGTCAGGGTTGGAGGCGCAAGGTTGGAAGATTTTCTGGCGTCCGAACTCGGTAATGGGGCGAGCACCTGTTGGCGCAAAAGGCATTGGCCGAAAAATTCAAAGCCGTTTTAACCGCAACAACAAGAGCAAAGATAAAGGCGTGTTCTATGTGCTGTATATCCGAGCCGATGAAGTGAAAGTACCAGGGCGTCCATTTATGTACCTAAGCGACGAACAACAAAAAGAACAAGCCGAGCTGGTTCAAAAAGAATTAATGAAGGCCATGAAATGAGCGCACCAAGCTTACACCCAGAATCGCTGACGGCCATCAATAAGCTTAAAGCTGAGATTGAGCGTTACCTGGACATCACCACCATTGTTGAACCCAACAATGCGATGGCAGCGATTGAAGTTCGCATGATGGTGACAGGCGCATCGACGCTGAACCCATTACCCAAACCGGACTGTTACGCTCCGTTCGTGCCGTATGAATGGAACCTGCCTGTGGTGGTCTGCGTGCGCGCCACAGGTGGCAACGCAGGTAATGCCCTGTCTGGACAAGCCACTTGGATCAACATGCAGCTGGCTAACTTCTTGGAGAACGAGTTGGTTGAAGTGCGTGATGTGGGGCAAATCCTCAAAGTGCCCAAGGGAATGATGCAGCTTGGCCCTAAAAACAAAATGCACATTGTTGGAGACGCGGAAATCACCAACGTCAAGTTTAGCCAGAGCGGGTTCACTGGCGACAAAGACTCGGCTGACTTTGATCCGTTTGATGGCCCGTTTACTTATCGAGAGGACTGGACCCTCACCATGACGCTGACCGTCCATCGAGATTTTTACTCACCGACACTTAGAGAAGTGCGGTTTTACAACGAAATGCTAAATGAAGAAATCGTGGTTCCACCGGAGGAAAAAGCATGAGCCAACAAGAAGCACAACACGCCGCCTGGGGCGGATTTGGTGATTTGGTTTTTCAGGGCCGCTTAACACCGAGTCAGTTTCAAGACCGCCGCACCTGGCGCGTGACAGCGCAGCAAGTCGTCAATGGCTATCCGCGTCATCAAGGACAAGGTGAGAACGAACGCACATGCTCACTCACCATGAAATTCAGCAACAAGTTCTGCGACATCACCAAGAGCGTTAAGGCGCTCGATGCCATGGCAGAAAGCCAAGTGCCTCGTTCGGTCGTGATTGGTGATGACGTCAAAGGCAAGTTCACCATTCGCAGTCGCACGCTGACAGGCATGAAGACCACACCCAGTGGCAGCGTCGTCAGCATGACATACCAATGTGAGCTAGTGGAAGTGAAAGACAAACCATGAGCACCACCACTTTATATGCCCAGCGCGATGAGCGATGGGAGCAGCTTTGCTACCGCGCCTATGGCAGCGTAAACGAAACGCAAGTGATGGCTCTGCGTGAGGCCAATCGAACACTGGCCAGCAATATGACTCGTTTTCAGTTTGAAGGGGGCGAGCTTATCACGGTGCCAGCATTGGACGTCGGTGCCGCTCTTGAAGACACAACGGAGAAACCACCGTGGGCAAAATAGTAGGCGGTCTTATCAAACCCTTCGCCATCGTCAAATGGGCAGGCAAAGAAATCAGCCAAGAGCTTTCCGATTACGTGAGTGCGCTGACGTATACCGACGTGCTGGATAGCAAGAAGGTCGGTACGGACACCGTATCGATGACGCTGGCCAATAACGATGGGCGCTTTTATGACGCGTGGTTCCCTGAAAAGGGAGACTCTTTAGAGTGCGGCGTGGGCTGGTTTGACGAAGAGGGCAAGCGCAACACCTGGATGTGGGGCACATTCACCATTGATGAAGTGCGCTTTAACTTGAATCCAGACAAGGTCAACATCGGTGCCAATGCGAAGCCAGCCGTGCGCGGCAAGATTGATAACGAAACGAGTGAGGTTTACGAACAAACCAGCTTTGTCACGTTGGCCGAAGACATTGCCGGTGAAGTGGGTGTTTCAATACTCATCGCCCCAGATGCGCGCGACGTGGCTTACACCCGAGTGCAGCAGCGTGATGAAAGCAAGATGGCCATGATGAGTCGCCTTGCCAGTGAGAACAGCATTCCAGTGGCCTTCAAAGGCAATCAACTTGTGGTTGGTGAACTCAGCACCAGTACGCTAACGCTCGACATTCGCAATCGTGATGTGGTGGTCAATGGCTCGTTTCCGGTCTCTGACCGCACCAAAAGCGACGGCATCGTCGTGTACTTCTATGACCCCATCAACAATGAGGGGGGCGAGTATCGCTCAGGCAATACGGACGAAGGCGCAAAAGTCAAAACGTTCAATCCTGATGGCGTGACATCAATGGAAGAGGCAAAGAACTACGCCGACAACTACATCGCCACTGGCTCAGGTAAAGGCAAACAAACCGCCACAGGTAGGCTGACTCTCGTCAATGCCACGGTCACGACAGCCGACATGATTGCGCTCACCAGCGCAGGCAAGCTGCCCGATAAATGGAAACCCACCACCGTGAGCACATCACTGACCAGCGGCGGCTGGACGTCCACTGTAACCATAGAGAGACGCGCATGAGCACCAACCGATTCCCAACACTGCCAGAGCCAAGCCTGGCAACGCCCGATTTTGAAAGCAATCTAGCGAACTTGAAAGAGCGCTACTTTCAAAAGACAGGGCATTACCCAACGGTGAACGACCCAGAGACGGTGCACCTTGAAGCCATTGCTTACACCAAAAGCGAACTGATTGATGAGATCAACTACGAATCAAAACAAAACCTGCTGGCCTTTGCCGAAGATGACCGCCTTGAGCAGCTTGGCGCATTAGTTGGCGCTGGTGAACGCTTGCCTGAATCTGCGGCGAGCACCGTTATCGAGTTCACGTTCACCGCAGGACACGCAGGTTTGGTGATTCCGCAAGGTTATGAGATGAAAGCGGCGGATGATCAAACGCTCTTTGCGTGCATGCAAGACTATATCGTGGATGCAGGTGACGCCAATCTACTGGCTAACTTCGAGTGCTTAACACCAGGTGAAAGTGGCAATGGATTCATTGCAGGGCAAATCTCGACCATCGTTGATACCAGCATCGCTGAAGTAGAAAGCGCGACCAACGTCACCACAAGCCAAGGCGGAGCCCCCGAAGAAGACGATGACCGCTACGCCTACCGCATTTGGCTTGCACCATCGGGCTGGTCTTCCTGCGGTCCCTATGATGCGTATGAATACTTTGCTCTGTCTGCCAGTTCAGCCATCGGCTCAGTTTCCATTTGGACGCCAGAACCCAATGACATCAGCATCAGCGCCATTTTGCTTGATGGCTCGCTGCCCGAACAGCCCATTGTCGATGCTATCTATGCGCAGTGCTCAGGCAAGACCCGAGTGCCTCAAGGCGATCGAGTGACGGTTGTCGTGCCTGGTGGCGTCGATGGCACCACCACCATCGCACTGCAGGTGTTTAACGACTATGCCGCCCTTGGGAAGACCATCGTCGATACCGCTACCGAGTTAGTCAACGCAGAGCTTCTCAAGTGGCGCACCACGCATGGCAAGGACATTGTGGTGCAAGACCTTGAAACCATCTGTAAGAACATCGAAGGCGTGTACTACGCCGACGTCACCATTACCGACAGCGATGGCATTGTTATCGATAAGAAAAAAGCCATCAGTAAACAAGAGCGCGCCAACATCACATTGACCAGTGTCACGCACACCGTCATCGATGAGCTTAGCTCAAACAACTTCCAATAACGGAGAACCTCATGCAAATGCAACAAGCAAACGCGCTCCTCGATACCGCCAAAGCGAACATTGAAAAGGCGCAGCGACTTATCCAGGGACGACCGACCTCGCACATCAACACCAAAGCAATGCTGGCGCGCACGAACGCCACACTCTTTGATGGAAAAATGAATGGTACTCAACGCGCCTGCATTCTGGGCTTTGCGTTTGTCTACGCCATGTTCGTCATGCTGGGCATGACGGTGCCGCTTCAATACCTGGCTTATGTATTGGCAACGACTTACCACGAAACAGGCCGAACCATGAAACCCATTGAAGAATGGGGCAAAGGCCAAGGGCGACCATACGGCGAACCCGACGCTGACACTGGTGAAACCTATTACGGCAGAGGCTACGTGCAATTGACCTGGCTAGCGAACTACATCAAAGCCAAGGCGGCGGTCTACAACCGCAACTGGCAACAGGGAACCATTGACTTTGTGAGTGCACCAGAGTTAGCACTGAACCCATTCTACGCGGCGCAAATCGCGATTAGCGGCATGATGGCAGGTTGGTTTACAGGTAAGAAGTTAAGCGACTACCTGCAGGCCGACGGCTCTTTTGATTACATCAATGCCAGACGCATCATTAACGGCACAGACAAAGCTGAAACCATTGCCGCCTATGCGATTGAATTTGAGACCGCCTTGTATCTGGGTATCGGTACGGACATCGAGCGCGCCACGCTGCAACATGGCAGTGAAGGCGATGATGTTCGTGAGCTGCAGCTGGGGCTTGGGTTGAATCCAGACGGCAAGTTTGGCAAGGCTACTCAGACTGCACTTGTCCATTTCCAGCAACAACACCAACTAAACGATGACGGCATTTGCGGAGCATCAACTTGGACCACCTTTGAAAAAGAGATTTACGGACTATGAAAAACGCACTGATTTTATTCACCCTTGCATTGGCAATGTTAAACCTTACAGGCTGCGCAACGGCCATCACCAGTTACAACGTAAGTTACGGTGATGACTCTTGCCCACTCAAAGTGGACGCCGATACCTCCGTGGGCGTATCGGTTCGCATCAATGACAACGCAACTCAATGCAAACAACCTAAAGATAATGGAGACTAACTATGATCAAAAAAGTCGTGATGGCCATCGTTCTATGCATGTGCCTCGGCGGCTGCACCAACATCCTAACGTACATTAAAACAGACAACCGCAGTCACAACTCAGGATGCAATGCGGCAGGTGATGGCGGTGATGGTGTGAAACTTGGCGTGCCGTGTGAGAGCACCACGAAAAAGTAACTGGCACAAAAAAGGCGCTTTCTTTAAAGCGCCTTTTAATCTTCTTTAAAACAGTGCGAGCTGTTCATTCTTCTTTTCAACGTCTTCCCCCAGGTCTTCAACAAACACAAACCACGAATGCAGTTTAAACGCGAAGAAGTTGAGACTGCGAACGGCATTGTTGCGACTGGAAGTGCAACAGGTCATCGCATCCTTAGTCGTCACAATATTGATCTTTTTCTTCTTGTGCATAGTAATTGCTCCCTTTCCAAAAGTAAGCGGCTAACTCTTTGGGTGTGTACCAATTGCGTGGATAGCCCAGGACGCTTTTAATCATCGCCTCATCAACAGGTGACCCAAAACGCTCAAACAACTCATGAGCAGGAATTGCCTTGGTTGGCCACATCTGCTCAAGCAACTGTTCCAAGTCCGCTTGAGAGCGCACTTCAATAACGCGATAGCGAGAGGAAAAATGATTAGCCATGACGACCTCCTAACCAACGCTCCAAGCCGAGAATGACTTCACTGATTTTGGTACGAGTCAACCAGCGCGTTTTCTTTACACCTGCTGTGCGCTCAACAAACGCATCGAGTCGCGCGTCATTCAAACCACTCCAGCCTTTATCCTTTGCTAAAGCAGCAAGCTTGGCCCATTGCGCGTTCGTCGGACGGTTGCCTTCGCCTTGACCACCTGGCTGCTTATTGAAGGTCAGATAGCCTTCATCGCGCAATCCCTTAACCAAGTCCATCAACTCTTCGTCGGTCATCTCTTTGCAAGACGTTTTACCAACGGTCATGCCGAGATAGTTTCGATACTCGTCATCATCACAAAAGCCCATGCGGTCTTTTAATAGAGCCTGCACACCTTTATGGATCATGCCGTAGTACTTGTTTCGATTTATGTCCACCATGCTTCTCTCATCAATTGTCAATTGATAACTCATATTATTGTAGGGGCGGACAGGTTTGCGATTGCAAATGTTTTGTGCAAAAAAAAGGCCTCACGCTTGGTGAGACCTAATCATTAAGTACAAGTACGTTTAGTTAATTACTCCAAACTGACGAGCCATATCTGTATAGCCTTTATAAACAAGAGACACCTCGTCACACTGCTTCTCACCGTTATCAAACATTGCGCGAGCCTCTTTAGATGCCTTATTCCATTCATCTTTACCTAAGTCGTAAATCACAAATTGACGATTGGTTGCCGCCATTCGGTACAGTTCTTGATACTGTTCGAAAAACCTAAATGCACCGATAGCACTAGAAAGGTTATTGAGATTCATATCTCCATTCAGATAATCAGTGGTAGCCTTGTTAACATCAACAGTTCGATCTCGCAGCATCGCACTTATATGAAGCAAAGCAAAACCACTAGTGTCATCAAGTAAGTGAAAATCAATCGATTGTTTGTACTTTGCCATTCCGCATTTATCAATAAAAGCTGAAAATAATGCTCGGTCGTTCCTTAAAAAATTCGCTGCAGTTGATGAATTAACGTCATTAGTCTGAGCTCCGACCTGAGCGCTCAACAGTAAGGTCCCAATCATTATTAATTTCTTCAACATTTAGTCTATCCTCGTTTCATTATTGAGTGTTGCATTCAACCACTGCTTTCAAATAACCGCAATATTGGTAAGGACTTAATGACCATCACTTAACAAAAAGCCCCGCACTTGGCAGGGCTTCTGGTTATCGAATGATTCTGGTCATGTTTCCGCAATGCTGGCACTTACATCGCAGTCTTGCTTCGGTCTTTTCTGCTTGCGCCTTTAGCTGTTCAATATGGTTTCGATAGCGTGACTCACGCCCTGCAAGTTCGGTCAGTGTCCACATGGGATTAAGTTCTACGCCACAATCACCACACTTAACTACATTTAACCGAGAATCGACAATAAAGCTTTTGTGTTGGCATCCTTGATATTGGCGAACCCTCTTAATAACTGAACCTCGTTGCTCAAACTTAACAATGTTGTCGTCCATCATTACCACCTAAGCGCTCTAACAGTGCAGCCAGCGATTCATTTCCTTCCTTAGCTGCACTTAAATATTTGCCTGCAAGAGCTTGAGCTTTATCCATTTCATCAAGAGAAAATACATTACTTCCGTCTGAACGTCGGTCAGCTAACTCTCCATCAATTTCCACATAATAAGTGTATGAGTAAGTTTGGGTTTGCTCCGCATTACGAATAAGATTTTCAACATCGATATTAATGCGCATCCAAGCAATCTTTCCTTTAAACACCAAACGGCTTGCTAACTCCGTAACATCATTAACGCGAAATACCATTAGCACTTCATCACCGAGATTAAATTTAGGCGTTTGTTGATATTCGAATACTTGTTTATTTTGCATTTTGAGACTCCATTAATTCTTCATATTCTTCTCGAACATTTGAACCTTGGCGATTCATCACCATATTCAACGCCGCGATATAACCTTCTTCAAATGTTGCGTCTGGGTATGCGGTGCCTGTTTCCGCAATTAATGCTTCAGCCATTTCGACCTCACGCTCTAGAGCAGAGCGTGAGTGGACTGAAACGAACGGGCGTTCAAGTCCTGTCATAGATGGTGTTCCTTTTTGAATTGATTGAACTTAACCAGGTGGTCGCCACGACAGCACTTCTTGTACTTCTTTCCACTACCGCAAATACAAGGGCGATTACGATTAGCTGGCTTTAGTGCTTGCTCGATGATGTGGATGATCTCATCGTCTGTGTACACCCCACCTTGAATGCTTTTTGACTCAATCGCTTTAATGTTTGCCGCTTTCAATTCATGAGCTTGTGATTCGTTCATGCCATCGCTCCTAATTCAATTGGATTTGATTCAATAAAGACCAGCGCTTGCTTGACGCTATCGAGACGTTGAGCCTTAGCGAACTCGCGAGATTTAATGGCGGCTTGAATGCGGCGCTCGATGCTCTTTATGGATGCGTCAGCAGACCAAGGCCAACATTGAACAGGACAGCGACGCGTACGATGAATCCAATAGCCATTTGGTAACAGCTTGTCACTCACTCGAATAGTACGAATTAACGAGATGAAATGAGCCACATGTTCTTCGACGCTTTTTTCGATTTGCGCCACTGGCACCATTGAGGCTGTTTGCTGTAGTGCTTGCGACTGAAGGTGCGAACGAGTTTCTTGTGCTGTGTCATTGATAGACTCCATCTCTTCTTTAAACATTGAACCGAATCGTGTTAATTGCTTTGCCGTGCCCTTTGATCCATCAACGATGAATCCACCTTCAACCAACATCCAGTACGCAGTGTGGCCCGTCCAATAACCATCAAGTTGATTTTTTAAATTCTTATACAGCTGCGCTCGCTGACTTTTAATGGGACCGTAACTCAACGAACCAACCCAGCGAGAAGAAAATAATTCATGAATGACTTGGTCGATTTGAGATGGTGCAGCTTTAGGCATTGGTTGAAGTTGACCAGGTTGTTTAATCATTCTTAGAATTTCAGCCTCAGTCAGCGATTGAACTTGCGCTATTAACTCGACCGAGTAGAGCTCATTTGGTTGGGCAGATTCAAAATGCTCACGAATCGCCTTGACTGCGTTGTAGTGATTTTGAAGAAGCTCTTCTGTGACAGCATCCAAGCGAATAGCTTTAAGCGAATGCTCAAGAATATTCAGTGTTTCAACAAGCAATTGCTCTTGCGTGCTGAGCTGCGCAGAGACGTTATTCAAAGCCGCATCGACTTCTTCACGATTAGCACCAAGACCGCAGCAAGGCGCTATAGCAGCGCGTAATTGTTTTATAGACATAGTTCGATACCTTCTAGCTTTTTGAATTGACGCACCACTGATGATGCTTTGTTGAAATAAGGCCAGCGGAACTGGTGCTTGCCGTGTAAATCTGGATAGCGTTTTTTCGCTTCACGCTTGCCCCAAACCTTCTCGACACTTGCGATGAACTTTTTGTCGTATCGAGCTTTAGTTTTCAGCATCCAAACATCATCAATCACAGCAGGTCGCTCTTTGGGCTTATCGACTTCACCAACCCTTCCAAAGTTAAGATCAATCCATGTGCCTTTAATTTGGCCATCGATATAAACAGCAAGCTTGCTTGATGATTCGCTTTGATACTCACGAGCCACTGTTATCTTGTGGCCTTTATATTTAAACGAAACCCTAGCAATGAGGCTTTCAAGTTGACCTTGAACCTCCTGCCAATCAGATGCAGTAAGAGGGTGAGACTTATCCTTCATAGATACCTCGCATGCTTTCATACACGCCATCACGTCGCCCTGAACGCCAGAAACGCATCGCCATTCGACGCAAATTAGACGGCATCCTCGGGAAAGGATTTTTCACTTGTTTGGTTGTTAAAGGCTGGACAACAGAATTGTAGCCAGCATTATCGAACTCATCAGCCATATAGGATTTGATGTATTGCTTAGCATTACATTGTGGGCATGGGATATCACCACCATGATCGAGATATGAATTACCAGCATCATCAATACCGCCACTATCCAAATCCCACAGATACCCATCACGACAACAAGCATCTTCGTACCACGCCCCAAAATGACTACCTTGATAGTCACACCCTAGGTTATTTTTTCTCGCCATTTTTAATTCCTTAAATCCGGTTTAAATAATGTTTTAACGATGTTTAAAGCGAGCGAAGCCAAAGCAGGGAAGCCGTGTGGCTCTGCTCGCTGTATTTAATGTGTTATTTACAGAGTGGGTTTATTTACTCGTTGCGAGTAATTTGTCTGCACGCTTGATGATGGTGCGAAGCATTGCAACGCGAGTCATGTGACCTTTACGCTTTGGAATAGGTAAATAATCCAATGCATGCTTTGCTGCATCCTTTGCCATTTGAGGGTTATGATTTAAGACCTCCTCCAATGTCAACTTGGCATCTTCAACACTTGACTCAATTAGGTCTCGATTGATTCGAAGTATCTTATGCATTGTCAGCACCTCCGTTTGATTTAGCTTTACGCAACATCAAATCACGCATTGCTGGTGGCGTGCCTTTAATCGTTAGCGTGTCAGTTTCCACATCGTAGAACACACGCTCGTTTAGCAGTTGCGCATCAAACGACATCGAGACACCACCGCCGTTACCTGCAATCTTCACAAGACGACGCAGCGAACCACGGTCACCTCGGAACTCGTCATCCAAGTCGTAGCCTTGTTCTTTAACGTAATCAGCAAAGCTTTTATCAAACTCTTCACTGATAGTGTCAGACAGCTCTTTAATTGAGATGTCTTCTTTTAGTTTGATTTGACCATCGCAGTATGCGTACGCAGTGCGTTCCAGCATCGAGCGAGCCTCGTCGCCAGTCTTTGAGTCAAGGAAGTAATCCTCAAGTGCTTGAGCCAACACCGTACTGTGCACCTTAGCTTCCGTAGCAACATCGATACCAAGGAAGTCGATAAAGAAGTCATTCATACGGCGCTTATTGCCTGTACGCATGAATGAAACATAACGAGCCTCTTCACCGACATCCGCTTCCATGAAGCCATTGATATCGATACGAGCCGCAATGGTCATGTGAGTCGCGTCGAGATAATCCACATCAGCCAACTTCAATTCAGAGTTAGCAGTTAGCGAATGCACTTTAGGCACCAGACCAATCATGAGATAGCGAGCACCCAAAAGCTCATACTCAGCAAAGGTAAGCACACCTGAATCAGCGAACGGGTAACACACCAATTCTTCACAAAGCTTTTCAGCCAGCTTTGTTGAGATAGCCAAGAACGACGCATCGCCTTTCACTAAGTGTTCGACGGCATAGCAAGCGACATCAGAGTCAGCAAACTCATCATCAAAGTAACCAAAACCATTATTTGATTTGTTTGTGAACGTGGTATTCATTTGGCGAACCAGCAACTCTGAACTCAAACCACAAGGTGCCTTACCGTTATTCAAATGCAGCTGCAGCTCACCACTGTCTTCATCGCGTTGCAATTCGTGTAAAACAACATTCTTAACTGTAAATGTCATAGTCATCATCTCTTCGTTAAATTAAAGGGCCGCAAAATCTAGCGGAATGTTTTGGAACTTGCCGTGCTCGTCTTTCTCACGGAATCGAACATACTGTTTGGTTGACTCAATTCGTTGAGAGTCAGCAATCGCTTCCATTGCTTGGTGCCACAGAGGGTGGTCAATTTTGTACTGACGCAAGTCAAGGATGTTCTTCTTGTTTAACTTGCCTTCTTTGTCCACTTCGAACGCCCTGAACGCTAACAACTTAAATTCATCTTGAGCACCTTCCGATACATCATGCATGTATTCATCAATAAGCTGCTTAGCGATTTGAAGTTCAGGACCAAACACCATCTTGTCTTGCATGGCCACAATCACTTGACGACGACCATCAAAGCTAGTGAAGGTCACGTTACCTTTACGGCCACCGCGCTCCACGTTGTACTTCTCACCGAGCAATTCGAGAAAGGCTGCACATTCACCGAACGCGAGTTCTTTGAACGCTCTAAGTTGTGCTTGCTGCTCTTTTGCTTTAGCAATTAACGCATTCACAAAATCATCTTGTTCAATTTTGTAAGGGTCGATAATGCGTTCAGGGACTGGGTTGCCGTCTTTGTTTAGACGCATGCCCTTTGGGGCTACTGGATTAGTCATAGAAGACATCCTTATTGTTAAGTATTTGGAATTTAATGCCTCTTGGTTAAACTGTGTTCGCCAAAACAATGTTCATTTAACAAAGAGGACTTAATTTATGTCTTTCAACCTAGAGAACCAGATTATCGATATCACCTGTCCGGAGTGCGGCAGAAACATCTCGAAAGAACTCGGTCGGTTGCACAGAGATGGTGGCCACAAATGTATCTGCGGCACCTTCATCAAAGTGAACTTCAAATCGAAGCATTCTGGATACACATTCGGAGGACCCGACGATCCGTTTGAAAAGCTGAAGTAACTTAGGGTTTTGCTGGGCTAGTTTTTCTAGCTCGGCATAGCGTTCATTTACTTCAGCCATTCCTTCTATGTAGTCATACTTCATCACTTTCTGTTCCTTTATTGATTTGAATTAATGTGTTGATTGAGCTTGCCAAACAATCAAACTACGTCCGATTCGAAGTGCGCTCATAAGTGTTCCAATGCCATTTTTAACCTGATAAATATCGAAAGGCTTCTGATCACCAATCTCTGCGCGTACTGCTTCTCTATCGAGTGACAGTGGACGCTCACAAACTAATATTTCAGAGCGACCCATTTGTTTACGTTGCTCAACCCAAGACCCACCGAGTACCACTACCTGTTCTGCTAAAGACATAACTTGTTACCTCGTACAATTCGTTCATAAGCGCCCATTGGAAGCCCAAATGGAAGGCGTAATATCGCTGTAAATGACTTATCTCGCGCTGTTCGCCAGTCACCCGTTTCACCAACTGATGCCGTATTAGCAGAGCGACCTCGACGACAAGCATTGCAGATACCACCGACTAGAACGCGTCTTTCGACCTTGCTAGCGCATCGACCGCAAGACCCAACACAATCAACATCATCGTTGTAGCGATACGTATGAGGACGACCTGGCTTACGTTGAATGCTGAGTCCACCAATGTCTGATAAATACACCAATACGCATGCCATCTTTTTCGTACTCGCTTTTGAGCCGATAGCTTTTTTGATTTCATTGGAATCAAACCAATCGTCTGGGTTAGCCTTCATGTAAACCATCACTTTTTCAACTTCCAACATGCTAACCTCTCAAATTCTCTGCTAGTTTCTGGTGGGCGCGCTTAACGTGTTCAACATTAAGTGGTTCGTCTTTTGCCATTGCACTCGATGACGCGAGTTTTAAAATGTTATCGAGGCTGCGAAGCTGTCCTTCGGTTTGTGGCGTAATGCGTTGTGCATAGCGAAGAATTTCTGCATCAGTCACGCCCCAGGCACGCACAAACATATCGATGTCGTCAGGTACTGGATGCTTAATCAATGCAGGACTAATCACGCGAGACCAAAACGCCTTCATGTTCACTTTTGAACGAGTTGCCGTCATACGAGTACGAACCACATCGTTACCAAGCAGCATACCGCCCGCTTTCCCTTCAATCAGAATTCGAATGCCGTTTAACGTGTCGTCACTGAGGTATTGCGCTTCGTCGATAATCACTAGACCGTTACGGCCCATCAGCTCTTTAGCGACAGCCTTGGTTTGACTTGCAATCGTGCGACATCCACGAACGCCCAGCTCAGCAGCCAACTCACCGACAACAAAGGCCGAGGTTTTGCAAAATGGAGAGGCAGTCACAATCCACACGTTATTGTGTGTACGTTGATATTCTTCAGCAGCCATCGTCTTACCAACGCCAGCGCCTTCATACACCATGCTCCAAGACGACAAGTGCTGTGCAATCGACATCAAGTTCATGATTCGCTTTGCCGTTGGCAATTCTAAGAAGTCAGGAGAGGCTAGCGCCGCTCTTGTCTTTTGCTGAAAGCCGCGATTGTTTAACCAAATCTCAAGCTTTTTGAGATAGCCCTCTTCATCACCAGCGCAAGTGCCATGATTCAGTAGCGCACTGAGAGACCCTTCATTTACACCAGATTCACGCGCAATCGCTCGTTGTGTCAGACCGTGCTCAAGTCGAGCTTGCTTGACAAGTTCAATCACATTGCTCATGCTTTACTCCGTATTCTTTCCAAATTGTTGATTGATAGTGCTAACCATGTCATCGGTGAAGTAGTCATCATCAGCACCCCAAGACGCGTCATAGCCAACGGCGCGTTTTGTTTTTTCTCCCATCTCAAAATCACTAAAGTCATCAAGCGCTCTAGGCATATTTGGCACCATCTTCGTGATACCAGGTACAGGGCCACCGATGTCTGTTTTTTCGTGCTCTTTTGGTGCAAGCGCTTCGGCAAGGTCATCAATGGTTTTTGTGATCATGACTGAGGCGACGTTTTCAACGCGTTCAACTTCACTCTCTTCCATCAGGCGCTTACGTCGTGGTGCGCTCAAATCATTAACTGCCACATCACCATAAAGCGGAATTTTCCCGATAAAACGACCTTCTTCTGAATAAGCCAGTACGTACTGGGTTAAGTCGTAAGGATTGAATCGCAACATGACCTTTGAACCTACGTGTTCAAAGAGAAGTGGTGAGCGATAGCGGTTCGTTTCGTGGTTGGAATAATCGCCAGCATTGAGGTCAACCAAGCCACCATCGTGAACCTTTACCGCTTTGCGAGTTCGCAATAAACAAAGCGCAAGCTGCTCTTGTGTTGGTTTAGGGATGACTGATTGCTCATAGCTACGTGTAAACACCTGCGCGTAACTAAGCTTCTGGCTTTTAGCCATTTCAGTGCGGCGACCTTCCTCATGATTCCAGCGATAAATCCACGCATCGAGATGCTCTAGGAATACGTCGTAATCCACGGCGTTGCTTTCGCTGTAGTTCGCTGGCTTGTCGTCAATATTTGCACCCGTGTAAGCCTTGTCAAAAATAGGCTCACGCTCAAACTGACCAAAACCGCCTTTAGAGTGCCAAAGTCGCTCGATAGGGTTTGCACGAGAGTTACCTTTTGAGCCTTCGTTGTCATCGTAACGACGGATCCAGTTAACGCTTGACCCCATAGCTGTTAGCGCACCTTCAATCTCATAAGCATCAAACTTCTTGTGCACTAGCTTTCCGCTGCCGTTACGCTTAGGTCGAGACATGCGGCCCGTCATTGCTTCGCCCAGTAACACACTACCTCGGTCAAAGATGTACCCTGATGGCGTGCCGTAAGTGCTTGTCATGTTATAAACCGCCAACCCCAGCATTTCTGTGTTTTCGCTAATATCAACGCTGTAGCCAACAATCATGGAGCTATACACATCAATGAATGCCCAAATAACAGGTCGGAATACCTTGCCATTTCGCTTACAGAACACGCGACATTTGTGACCATCTCCAGCCACGACCTGCATTGCGTGCAAACCTTTACGAGTTCGACGCTGAGCCGGAATAACTGTTTGTTGGAACTCGGCAAGACCAAAACGCTTGAGCAAAACAAGTTCTTTTGGAACTTCACGCTTAATGCGATTTTTGAAGGTAGCGATACATGGCAGTTCCCAACCGCGAGCGTCAGCAATACGACTCAAACGGCGATATATCTCTGTGAACGTACCGGACTTCATCTCTGGACGAAGATAATCAGCTTTGAACAATTCCCATGCCTCATCAGGCATGTCAGCAGTGCGAGTCACACCACCTCGACCATCAAGTAAAGATGGAAGCCAGTCATTTTTTGGAATGCGATTCGTACGCAGACCAGGAGAGATGTAGAACCAACGATGGATGCGACCAAAAGACGAACCTGATTCATCGGCAACTTTACGCATCGCGTCTTTTAGCGTCATGCCTTCGTCCGTATAGGTACGAACGCGTACACATAACTCATGCACAGCCGTGGCTCTCTCTTTTTGCTTATCTGTAGCAAGGTCGTACTCATACCAAAGCTCTGCGCTAGACATTTCACGGGTTTCGGCAGATTGCGATTTGTCCGCTTCTTCTTTAGCAATTTGCTGCATCAAAGCCATGCGAGTTTCTGCTGGTAGGCAGTCAATGTGGTATTCAAAAGCCTTTGTTCCTTGACGCTTACGCTTTTGATCATCCTTTGCTAGTTTGTTCAAACCAAGGCGAACGTTTTGCTCCGTTCCTGGCATGCCAGGAATCCCGACCAAATCCTTAACCAAATACCACATATCAAATTCCCTCTAACAACTGCTGAACAACTCTTTTGCGTTCTCGTCTAGCAACTCTAGAAGGCCATATATCGCAAACATCAATCCCCAAAGTTTCAGCTATGATTTTTTCACCCCTATCGTAAGGTCCATTCAGGGCGTTATTTAACGTTGTTGGCTTCAATCCATGAAATTGAGACAGAGCGCGTAAAGACCATCCTTTTTTATGCAAAGCAGCAACAATATCTTCGCGCGGCAT